TTATGATATATTATAAAGTTTCCATAAAATGTCATTTATGGAAGATAGAATCGATAAATATTTTATATTACGTAGACTTTTAGAATCGATAACTACGGCGGTTTACGATGTTTGCGTAAATGGAACAACTAAATTTGGTAAAAAATTAAATAAAATTTCGCACATTGGTAGTGGTTCTTTTGGAAAAGTATATTTGGCTAGTTTGAATAAACACGAGTTTGTTGTAAAAGAAGCCAGTACTTCTGTATTACAGACAAACAATATAATAAAAAATAAAAAATCATTTGAAATATTACCAAAAGAATCTTATGTTGAAGAATATAGAATCATGGAGTTGTTATCTTTACACGTAATACACGGTGGTTTTCCAAACTTTATTTTGAATTATAATGCAGCTGTATGTGAAACATGCGGTTATTATATGAATGAAACTTGTTTCATATCGTTTATGGAACCAGCAATGTGTGATTTGGATAAATTTATATATAATACAGATGGTATGTATATGATATCAAATTATGATACATCATGTAGTATTATATATCAATTATTTTTGGGAATATATATATTGCACTTAAAATATGGAATAGTACATACTGATTTAAAATCCGATAATATTCTAGTTTTAAGAGTAGAACCTGGAGGATATTTTAGATATATACTAAATGGAAAAGAATATTTCGTACGAAATTACGGATATCTATTTTGTATTCACGATTTCGGATTGGCTAAAATGAGAAACGATAAAAAAAGGGCAAGAGTACTCAGTGATGGTAGAATAGAAATGATGAGTTTTAAAATGTCAAATTCCGAGATTGATTTATCTGATATGATGCAATTTCCATACGTTGAATTTTTTAACGATTTACAAGATTTGATAAAAATTTTCGTAGATGGAATATGTTCTGATTTCCTAAATACCCATCTCAATCAAAAATTAAAAAGTATAAAAAGACAATCATTTGCATGCGATGAAAATTCAGCAATTTTTTTGCGTGCCGATATGATGTTGGATTACTTGTACGAGAAACCAATCGGTGTTACAAAACATAAAGTAATTCAAACTTTTTACGAATGATATGAAAATGGAAATTTACCATAGACGTGAAAAATATCATACATTACGCGAACTTTTAAAATATATAACTACAAATGTTTACGACGTTTGCGTAAAAGGCGCTACAGACTTCAATAAAAAACTGGATGAAATTAATGAAATTGGTAGAGGTTCTTTAGGGAGAGTATATCTGGCTAGTATTAATGAACAAAAGTTTGTTGTAAAAGAAACCAAGGTTCAAAAATACGAATGGGAAAGAATAAAAAACAACAAAATATACAACGAAATATTACCATCAAATTCATACGTTGAAGAATATAGAATTATGGAGTTTTTATCAGAACACGTAGTAAATGGTGGTTTTCCAAATTTTCTATTGTCTTATAAAGCTGCTGTATGCGAAACGTGTAGCGACACCTATGGATATTATTCAAACAGTTGTTTCATGGCGTTTATGGAACCAGCAATGTGTAATTTCAGAGAGTTTATGGAAACGTCAGATGGTATAGCAATGTTTTCAAACATTAATGCATTGTATAGTATAATATATCAATTATTGTTGGGAATGTGTGTACTTCATTTTAAATATGGAATTAGTCATAGAGACTTACATTATCTAAATATTCTAGTTTTAAAAGTAGAACCCGGAGGATATTTCAGATATGTAATGGATGGAAAAGAATATTTCGTAGAAAATCACGGATATCTTTTTTGTCTTCACGATTTCGGAACGTCACGCATTTTAAATCCAGATTATTCATCGGGAGATTTTTATGGAACTAGAGATGTTTTAGTAAATCAAGATGGAAAATTGGAACCTATAAATTTTCCATTTACAATAGATATAAATGACAACATAACAAGAACAAAGGTAATTAATTGGTCCGATGGACGTGTTGGAACTGATAATGAATTTACAATAAAGTCGAGATCAATATTAGATCCAGATAATTTAGTCGATCTTACCGATATGAAAAAGTTTCCTCCAATTGAATTTTCTTATGATTTACAAGATTTATTGAATATTTTTGTTGTATTTTCACGAGATACAATATTAACTGCACCAAAACAAATTAAAAAAAAATTAAAAAAAATTATTATGAATTATGTATACAACTTTAAATATGATAAAGATTCAGCAATTTTCTTGCGTGCCGATATGATGTTGGATTACTTGTACGAGAAACCAATCGGTTTAACAAAATACGATATTATCCAATCTTTTTTTTATGAATAAAGTTTAAAATGAATAGAAGAATTGAAAAATATCATACATTACGTAACCTTTTATCATCGATAACTACAAATGTTTACGACGTTTGCGTAAACGGCGATACAGAATTCAATAAAAAACTGGATGAAATTAATGAAATTGGTTATGGTACTTTTGGTAATATATATCTGGCTAGTCTTAATGAACAAAAGTTTGTTGTAAAAGAAACCAAGATTCAAAATATAAAGGATGAAGAAAGAATAAAAAACAATAAAATATACAACGAAATATTACCCAAAGAGTCGTATGTTGAAGAATATAGAATTATGGAGTTTTTATCGGAGAACGTGGTAAACGGGGGATTTCCAAATTTCATCTTGTCTTATAATGCAGCTGTATGTGAAACGTGTGGTTATGATATGAACCAAACTCGTTTCATGACGTTTATGGAACCCGCAATGTGCAATTTTGATGACTTTATCGAAACTAATGATGGTAAAGAAATTATTTCAAATAGAAATGCTTTATCTAGTATCTTATATCAATTATTTATTGGAATTTGTACTCTACATTTAAAATTTGGAATATATCATCGAGATATATCAATTGATAATATTCTAGTTTTACAAGTAGAACCTGGCGGATATTTCAGATACAACATTGATGGAAAAGAATATCTCGTCGAAAATTACGGATATCTTTTTTGTCTTCATGATTTCGGAACTTCTTTAATTTTAAATCCGGATTATTCATCAGGAAAATTCTATGGAACTAGAAATGTGTTAGTAAATCAAGATGGTTTACTAGACCCTATAAATTGTGAGTATTCTAAATATATTAGAACGTCAGATATAATTAATTGGTCGGATGGGCGTATCGGAACTGATAATGTATTTACAATAAACGCAACACCTATATCATCCGAACAACATGTTGATCTTACAGACATGAAAACGTTTCCTCCAATGGAATTTTTTTATGATTTAAAAAATTTACTAGAAATTTTTATTGAATTCAATTCATTTAGTGAAAAACAAGTTATGAAATTAAAAAGTTTAAAACGAAAAACTTTTCCATATGATAGCAATGCAGCAATTTTCTTGCGAGCCGATATGATGTTGGATTACTTGTACGAGAAACCAATCGGTGAAACTTTTCATTTAACAACCTAAAATGAATAGAATAGAAAAATATTATACATTACGTGACCTTTTATCATCTATAACTACAAATGTTTACGACGTTTGCGTAAACGGCAATACAGAATTCAATAAAAAACTGGATGAAATTTTTCCAATTGGTCGTGGTTCTTTTGGAAAAGTATATTTGGCTAGTTTGAACAATCATACGTTTGTTGTAAAAGAAGCTACAGTTCCGACAGAACAATCAAACAAGATAAAATACAACAAAATATACAACGAAATATTACCATCCAATTCATACGTGGACGAGTATAAAATTATGGAATTGTTATCAGAGCAAGTAGTAAAAGGGGGTTTTCCAAATTTTATCTTGTCTTATAAAGCCGCTGTATGTGAAACGTGTCTAGAATCGCGCAAAGAAATATGTTTCATGATTTTTATGGAACCGGCAATGTGTAATTTCGATGAATTTATCGTAAATATGGCTAGTATAACAATGATTTCAAACTACAGATATCGTTATAGCATAATATATCAATTATTACTCGGAATGTGTGTGTTTCATTTGAAATATGGAATCTTTCATCAAGATTTACATTCTCAAAATATTATAGTTTTAAAGGTAAAAACTGGAGGATATTTTAGATATATAATGAATGAAAAGGAATATCTCGTAAAGAATTACGGATACCTATTTTGTCTTCACGATTTTGGTAGTTCTATGATTTTAAATCCGAATTATTCATCGGGTGAGTTTTATGGAACTAGAAATGTTTTAGTAAATCAAGATGGTTTACTAGAACCAATATATCGTGACAATTCCAATGTAATTAATTGGTTGGA